CAATCGACAAGTGGCAATATCATTGCTGGTGGTCTGACAACTACCAACTCTCTGGATGTAACCACTAACACAACTATTGGTGGCACCCTTGGTGTTACGGGTCAGATCACTGGCAACGTCACAGGTGACCTCACAGGTACCGCAGACAAAGCGAATCTGGTAGATGTCACCGAGACCGCAACATCCAACCTGACTTACTATCCTGCATTCGTTTCGGCGAATACTGGATTCACTGAGATCCGCACAGACTCTCAGAACCTCACCTATAATCCCAGCACCAACACGCTGACGGTTAACAACTTCAAGTCGCAAACAAACTTTGAAGTTCAGGGTAACTTGAATATCACTGGTACCATCTTGTATGGTCAGTCGCAGGTTGGTGATATCAGCAACCACGATACCGATGCTCTGGCAGAAGGCACCACCAATCTCTACTTCACCAATGAGAGAGTTGATGACCGTGTTGCTGCTCTGGTTCAAGGTGGTAATGGTATTGCAGCTTCCTATGATGATCTCAACAACCTCCTGAGTCTCTCGGTTGACTTTGGTGAGATTAGCACTACGGATCTGACAGAGGGTACAAACCTCTTCTATACCAATGCTCGTGCCGATGCTCGCGTGAACCTGCAGACGGGTGCAAACCTGGATCTGTCTCAGAAGACAACCACTAACCTGGCAGAAGGTACAAATCTGTATCACACAACTGCTCGTGCTCGTGGTGCAATCAGTGCAACTGGTTCGCTGTCTTACAACGCATCGACTGGTGTTCTGTCTTATACCGCACCTACTCTTGCTGCTGTTGCCACATCTGGTGCTTACAGCGATCTCAGTGGCACTCCAAATCTTGCTACTGTTGCCACATCTGGTGCTTATAGCGACCTGTCTGGTACACCCACAATCAGCACATTTGGTGGAACTCTCATTGATGATGCTGATGCGGCAACTGCTCGTACCACTCTGGGTCTGGGTAGTGCCGCTACTACAAACAGCACCGCATATGCAACTTCTGCTCAAGGTGCAACCGCAGATGATACTGATGGTGATCTGGACTCTCTGTACGCTGCACTAAACGCGATTGGCACCAATGCCACCATCACCAACGTCGCTTCCCTCAAGGCTGCTCTCGCTGCTCTCGTTCGCTCCTGATAACTAATGGCATCTCCAACATCTAAAGCAGAACTCAAAGAATACTGCCTCCGTAGACTGGGTAAACCAGTCTTGGAGGTGAACGTGTCCGATGATCAGGTCGATGACGCTATCGACTATACTCTGCAAAAGTTCCAACAGTTCCATTACGATGGAGCAGAGCGTGTATATCTTAAGCACTTATTCACTGCTGCTGAGATTGCTGCTGGTAAAACAAATACGGACTACACCGCTGTAGATAACACTACAGTTTGGCAGGAGCAGAACTCATATCTTTCAGTTCCTCAACACATCCTCTCTATTGAGGGCATGTTTGCCTTTACGGATAAGGGCACTAAGAACATGTTTGATATTCGTTATCAACTGCGTCTGAATGATTTGTATGACTTTACGTCTACACAGTTCTATCATTACTACATGATTCAGCAGCACCTTGAGACGATTGACTTCCTGTTGGAAGGCATGAAACCCATTCGCTATTCGCAAGTACAGGATAAACTGTATCTTGATTTTGACTGGACTGAGGATGCTTTGGCAGATCAGTACGTTGTGATCAAAGCATGGCGTGCACTTGATCCGACAACATGGACAGAAATCTATAATCAAATGTGGGTCAAGGACTACGCTACTGCGAAGATTAAAAAGCAGTGGGGTCAGAACCTCACCAAGTTCCAAGGAGTTCAGATGCCTGGTGGCGTCACCCTGAACGGTGAGATGATCTACAACGATGCTGTAGAAGAACTCAAGATCCTGGACGAACAACTTCGCACCACTTGGGAAACTCCGCCCCTAGACATGATCGGATGATATGGCACTTAACTCATACTTCACACAAGGCACCTCAGGGGAACAGAACCTAACTGAGGATCTGATCATCGAACAAATCAAGATGTTCGGTAAGAACGTGTATTATGTTCCCCGTACACTTGTAAAAGAAGATAACGTCTTTACAGAGGATACCATGAGCACCTTTGATGGTGCTTATGAGATCGAAGTTTATGTGGAGGACTCTGGTGGTTTCCGTGGAGATGGGGATGTCTTCTCCAAGTTCGGTGTGCGTATCTCTGACCAAGTTACTTTCATTGTATCCAGAAAGAGATTCACTGAGGCAGTTGATGATAATGCTCAGTTAATCGTTGAGGGTCGTCCTAATGAGGGGGATCTTGTTTGGTTCCCTCTTGCTGGTAAGATGTTTGAGATCCAGTTCGTAGAGCACGAAACACCCTTCTATCAGTTGGGCAAACAATACGTTTGGGGTCTGCGTTGTGAGCTCTTCGAGTACAGTGACGAAAACTTTGATACTGGTGTTCAAGAGATTGATGAGATTGAGACGGTATTTGCTAATACGATTGCTTTGACTATGAACGAGGATCCTGCTCCTGTTGGTACGTTCCAAGCAGATGAGGAGGTAACTGGTGGCACTAGCAACGTGAATGCTACAGTCAAGTCCTGGGATGCTGTAAATAGAATCCTGCAGGTCTATAACCGTACAGGCACCTTCCGCTCGGGAGAGACGGTCACAGGGCAGACTAGCGGTGCTGTAGCAACAACCCTGTCCTACAACACTATAAATAATGTGAACTCTGAGTATGATCAGAACTTCGCTATAGAAACAGTTGCTGACGGTATTATCGACTTTACCGAGAGCAATCCGTTCGGTGAGTTCGGTAACAAGTCTGGGACACTGTAATGCTAGGAACGTATACTTATCACGAAATCATTAGGAAGACTGTCGTAGGTTTCGGCACGATCTTCAATAACATTGAGGTGCGTCGCACTAGCGGCAGTAGAACTGAGGTTATGAAGGTGCCGTTGGCATACGGTCCTAAGCAGAAGTTCTTGGCACGTTTGCGTCAAGTTGGGGATCTCACATCTAAGGATGCCACCCAGATTACTCTTCCCCGTATCTCCTTTGAGATGCAGGGTATTTCATATGATCCTTCAAGGAAGGTTTCTCCTACTCAGTACATTAGACACACCGCTGCTGATGGCACCACGAATAAATCGTTCATGCCTGTGCCGTACAATATCAACTTTGAGTTGTCGGTTCTGACAAAGAATCAGGATGATGCTTTGCAAATCATCGAGCAAATCCTTCCTGTTTTCCAACCTTCCTTCAACATTACTCTCAATCTAGTTCCTGACTTGGGTGAGAAAAAAGATTATCCGATTACATTGACTTCGGTTGATTATGAGGATGTGTATGAGGGAGACTACGATACTCGTAGAACTCTGGTATACACATTGCAGTTTGTTGCCAAGACCTATCTGTACGGTCCTGTCGCTGACGCAACCTCTGAAGTCATCACTAAGGCAATCGTTGATTATGCAACTGATTCCAAGATCACTGCTTCTCGTGAGGTACGTTATACAGTAACGCCCGAACCTGCGGATGCGGATCCTGATGATGATTTCGGATTCAATGAACTCTTTAGTGAATATACAGATGGACTCTCAAGAAACCCAACAACGGGCGTTGACGAATAAGTTTGATGGCATTGAGGATGCTCTCGATGTCCAAACTGATATTGTTCCTGCACCTGCAAAGGAAGCAGAAGTTGTAGATGTAACTGCAACCAAAGAACAACTGAAGAAAGACTATGAATACAGTAGGGGACACCTCTATGCTCTGATCGAGAAAGGTCAGGAAGCGGTGGATGGTATCCTTGAGTTGGCACAGGAGTCTGATCAACCCCGTGCATATGAGGTCGCTGGTCAGTTGATTAAACATGTTGGTGATGTTGCAGATAAACTGGCAGATCTTCATAAAAAGGTTGCCGACATTGAGGCACCCAAGAAGAGCAAGGAAGTTAATACCACAAACAACACTATGTTTGTTGGTAGCACAGCAGATCTTGCCAAGTTCCTAAAAGCACAACAAGATAAATAGTCTAGTAAGAATCCAGTATCGACATGTCACGTAGAGTTATTGTACAGGCAACAGAGGTTACCCTCTCTGCTCCTACTAATATGGGTAAGGCTCGATTGGTTAGAGTATTGAATGATACTGCTTCGAGCATCCTTCTCACTATTGATGATGCAGCACAAGCTGCCGATCCTCTTCGTAGTGAGTATAAGGTTCTCGGATCTAGAGATATCACTATTGCCGCTGGTGAAGAACTGTTCCTTGAGAAGGAACCTCTCGAAACCATTGATGGTGCTGGTCTAAAGTGTACTGCTATTGCACGTCAGTAAGATGCCCGCCAAATCTATCAAACAACAGCGTTTCATGGGTATGGTCCGAGCTGCTCAAAAGGGTGAAGGAGCAGCATCGCCTGAGGTTGCCAAAGTTGCTGCCAGCATGAAGAAAAAGGACGCCAAAGACTTCGCCTCAACAAAGCATAAGGGATTACCTATGAAAAAGGAAGAATATGATCTCGAAGAGGGTATGTCTCTCAAAGACTTTAAGGCAAACCGCAGAAAACTGAAACGTAAAGAAGCGTCCGACGATGCCAAGAAGAGAGGGCACGTTGGTAAAGAATGGTATAACAGTGGTAGGACATATTCTCCTGATGAAGCGAAGAGTGGTCGTGCAAAGATGGATGATGAAGAAAGAAGCACAAGAAAGCGTAGTGCTATAGATCCTGATGCTGAAGATAGTGATTACTCAGCAGATAAGACTAAGAATCCCAAGAAACTTCGCAAGCAAAAGGCAATGGGCGAATCAATGATTAACGAAGAAGAGGCAGATCGTCTAAGAGATCGCCGTATGGAGCGTGGTGGAGTTGATGGCAACACCCGTTATCCTTCTAAGTCATCTGGTGGCGGGGGCAAAAAACCTGAGGGTAAAACC